ACAACAGAATTTAATCATGTATGCCTCAAATGACAAATCAATTTGTTGACGACTATCTGTTAGAGTGCCGTCAACATCAAAGATGAATTTTTTCACTTACTCAGATTCTATAGTTTTGTTTTTCTTTCCGATGTTATACTTTTGTTCTAGAATCCAGTCTCCTTTATCTTTGTAAGAAAGAACTTTGATTTGATTCAACGGTGCAATATCTGCAACTGAATCTTCTTTAACAATGGTAATCAATCCCCAGTCTGCTAAAAGACGAGTGATACGATTTCTACGTTGAACATCGTTAATAGTAAGGTTAGCACGTTTTCCATCAAGTGCAAATAGTTCCTTGAAGTGAACAATAAAATACTTACCTTGTTTGTGTAATATGTGACAACTTTGATATAACTTCTTTTCTTTTCTGGATGCTACTCCAATTCTTGTGAGAGTTTCTCTTACTTTTAAAAAATCATCTGGTTCATTTAAGACTACCTCTAGCATTTGATCTTGTGACCAATCTACTGTAGGTTCAACCGTCATAGTCATTTCGTTCCTCCAATGTCAAGTCGTTGTTTAATAAAATTAATTTGTTCAGGGGTTAATATTTTCAAAGCATTAGATGCTTTTTCGTTACTATAGCCATAGTATTGTTTGACGATTTCAAGATCCGTGACTTTATCCTTACGGAGCCAGGGAGAAAATCTTCTCTTTTTCCTAAGTGTATTTAGATAAAATGAATATTGGAGGTCTTTGTCTAAGTTAGGAAACTTATTCATCTCGTTGGCAAACATAATACAATCAAGATGGCCAGAGAGACAACGATTGACAATGTATGGAGGATACTTACTGATGGCATCAGGGTCTTCTTCTATCAGATTCTGTTTCGTAAAGTTAATAGAGTTTAACCAATCTTTGAGTTCAGTCATACCATATACCTCCTCCAAGGATCATGACATGGAGTTTGACATAGTGTTTCATTCCAAGGGTTGAGTAGTATAGAAATTCTCTCACCAGTAAATGGTTCAACATTATGATAAACATCAGGGCCAAAAAATACCATTCGATTTGTCTTTGGTAAAACAATAGTTCCGTTCTCAAAACATAGTCTACCATCTTTCACATTATCTGCAACATAAGGATAATAACATGTAGTGCATATTGGATACTTTAATTCACCTGTTGTCATCTCTAGTCTATCATCATGATCACGATGCCAATCACGAGGTCTAGTGCTCATACGAATCCAAGTTTCATATCCTATTGCAGATGATAAATCAAAATAATCTTTTGCAATATCTAATAGACGCATTAAATATTTTCTACCTCGATGTTCTTCTTTCCAATCAAACCAAAAAACATCAAGGTCATCAATTCTTTTCTTCCAATCACCATTTAGTTCTCTGATCAACTTCAAAAATTCACTATGTTCATCCTCTGGAAAAACTTGATCCAGAACATAAACGTCAAATTCTTTATTACGAGGATTCTCTAGCATCGTTCATATATGAGGGAGGAATGTGATGATCGTTCCAGTGTCGAATGTTACCACCAACAATAAAACAGTTTGTTATAATTAGTTGCAGAAAAATAAAGGTTCTGATCAAAGCAACAAAGTCTGCCTCTTTATCATTCTTACCTGATTTGTCACCTAGTGCTTTTGCCCAGATTCTCCACACTTTTTTCATCGTATTATTTGAATATTATCATCTTCAGACCAGAGTTCGACCTTATCTCTGAATCTACCATCTCTTTTCAGAGTTTCATATCTCTTAGTTGCTTTTCGCTTCCACCAAGAGATGATGTTATCCAAATAGAATTTATCCCAGTTTTGACCACGAACTAATTTATCTTGATCACCACGAATAACTTCACGAACATTACCATAACCATAATCAGATATATAAAATCTTTTCTTTTGTGTAAGACCGAATGCCATTTCTATTACAGCATTGAAGTGTTGTAATTTATTCTCATCTTTCAATGACTTCTTAATACTTGCAATCATTTTAGTTTGCCTCTTCATCTTTTTAGATGATGCTTTGTTATCTGTCAAAGGTGTATTGTTATTAAGCAAAGTAAAACGATCATGTAGTTTATGAAAAACTCTATCATGCAGTAAAGGTAAAAACTTACTCTCTGTCAATCCTTTGTATCTAAAGAATGGTTTTAATCCATCATACTGTGATGCTGATGTAGTAGAACCATACAAAGATGTGGTCTCAAACAATGCAATGTCTTTTTCAAATACTTTATTGAGTGTTTCTCTTGCAAAGTGTGATACACAAAGAAGTGCAAGTAATTTACCACCAAGAAAATTATAACCAAAAGGTTGTGAAGGAACAATCACAAATCCCATAGCAGTATGACGATTCAACAAAGAAAGATTTGCGGGTTGACCTAACCATAAGTTTCTTGGTTTTGAGTTGATAGTAGGAGATCCAAAACGTATGAATCCTACAATCTTTTGTGTTCTCTTTTCATATACCATCCAACGTAATTCTCTACCAGGTATGTTACTTTCATTGTTGTGTGATGAAACTGCTGCTAGTAAATTCTTATAGTGATCTTGAGGTAATGAATTTGGAAAACGATCTCCTATGAATCGAATCTCAAACTCCATCTCTTCTGGTGATATATCTTCATTAAAAAACTCATCCTCATGAGACATCAGAGGATTTGTTTTAGGAACAAGTTCCCTTTTAACAAAACGAAGATAATCTTCTATAGAAGTAAAGTTGCCAAAGTAATTAATAAATTCATCGGCAGCCCATGTAGCATCTGCTTCACTAATAATCATTTTATAATGGTCATACCATAATCATCAGGTGTAGGAATAGGCATGTAGTATCCATCTCTATCAGGTATCACAGGAGTACGTCTTATTGGTTGTTGCATAATGTCAATAGTTTCATCAAACCATCTATCTAAAGATCTTGCCATTTGTCTGTAACCAGATCCAACATAAAATTGACCTGATACTACCATCACTGTAGCAGCACCCCAAAACCAATAATAAAATCTTGATTTCATTTGTGCTCTAATCTTTTCACGTTTTCTCATAAATTTGTTAGTCATCATGATCCTCCCATGGATCTAATAGATCTTTGTTAGCAAAGAATCCTTTGTATACACCATACCCTGCTAAGAGTATAGTAATTACTGCTATTGATATACCAAAGGTATAATCTGGATTAAATGTAAAGTGTGGTATGAGTGTTTCATTACACTTTGCAATTTTATCTGAATCACTCCATGTACCAGGTAAAGTGTATATCGGTGGGCAAGCAGAAAAAATCATTTAAAATTCTCCATAAGAATAAGAGCAACCATAACTCCAGAACCTAGGCCTGATAATAGCAGAAGAATGCCGATTAATCCAAATATATTCATTTGAATTCACATTCCACCATAATTTCAGTTAGTGCTGCTAATAGATTTATCTCCTGATCGGCTACAAATGCTATTTGATATTGGTATTTCGCAATAATTAAAACAGCAGCAGGTATGCTATTTGGAACTAGTGTTTCATATAGACTATCATATAGTCTACGAAGTAGCACAGAACTATCATTATCTAAATTATCAACCACCCATTTACGAACTTCTGGAAAGTTTTTATCTTTAAGATTTCTGATCAAATCATTTACAGAAACATCAGAAAATGTTGCAAGAATACCAGAGTCAATCTTACCACTCACAGAATATCTTTGACACTCGTTAAGAACTCTTCTCCAATCAGGAAAATGCTTATTAATAATCTCTGCTAGAACTGGAGGATCATATGATATCTTTTCTAAATCTAATATCTGTTGTAATCTCTTAAAAAATAATCCTGCTATCTTTACTTTTTCTTTACCCTTAATAGAAAACTCAACAACACTGCAGCGTGAATGTAGCGGTTCAATAATTTTATTCTTGTAGTTGCAAGTGAAGATAAATCTACAGTTTCCAGAGAACTCCTCAATACTCGCTCTGAGAAGGAGCTGTACGTCGGAAGTGGTATTGTCTGCTTCGTCAATGATGATGACTTTATGTTTCGACTGGCTTGTAAGAGAGACTGTAGATGCGAAGTTCTTCGCGTTGTTCCGAACAGTGTCGAGAAACCTACCTTCATCCGATCCATTAATGACATAGTAGTCAACTCCTAATTGTTTACATAATGCTTTTGCCACCGTGGTCTTACCAATACCTGGTGGGCCTGATAGCAACATGTTTGGTATCTCACCTTGATCTACAAAGTCTTGAAATGTTTTCTTAATATGATCAGGGAGTATACACTCGTCAATTTGTTGGGGTCTGTATTTTTCAACCCATATAAAGTCACTCATTAAGTATATCCTTTTTGGATTTTCCAATCTGCATACATCCTACCAAAGACCATACCCTCATCTGTTTTGATAGCATCTCCCTTTAGGATTTGTTTCTCTCTGTCA